TTGACGGGTCAAATCAAATTATTAACGATGATAATGATAATAAGAATAACAAAATAATGAATGAGAATCAAAATGTTAAACAGAAATATAATAGTAATGATTATGAGTCAAATAAAATGAACATTGAAACAAATGAAATATCAAATCTTACAGGGCGACAATCGCACGACCCTAAAAACTCTCCCCGACAACAGCATAGACGCCATTGTGACTGATCCACCCTATGGCATTGACTTTCTGGGCAAGGCCTGGGACGCCAACACCGGTGCTGTAGAAACATATGCGGAATGCCTGCGTGTGCTCAAACCTGGTGGACACATCCTGGCCTTCAGTGCCGCACGAACCTATCACCATCTTGCTGTCACACTGGAACAGGCAGGCTTTGAGATCCGTGATCAAATCATGTGGATCTACAGTTCAGGCTTCCCCAAGAGTCAAGACATTGGTCGTCAACTGCACAAAAAAGAACATGGCCGACCAGACAAGCAACGCTTTGATCGAAGCGAAATGGAATCACATTACAGTCCAGGTGGTGGCAGCAATGGTTTTGCTCGATTGGCTTTTGGTGAAACTGAACCAGCAAAGAACGCACAGACCACATTGTGGCGCCACAAACAATCAGGCAAGATTTACAAAGCCTTGCCAGATATCAATGGTGACAAACTGGCCCGAAGTCACGAAGGTCAAGGCTATGGTGTTGTGTATGAAGAAGTCATTGAAGTAAACAATCCTTGGTCAGGTTGGGGCACATGTCTCAAACCCGCACACGAACCCATTGCGTTAGCCCGTAAACCTATCAAACTCAGCATAGCCCAGAACTGCCAAACGCACGGTGTGGGCGCTCTCAACATTGATGCTACGAGAGTTCCTTATGAAAGTGATAAAGATAAGAACAGCATTGATCATAAAGTGCCTACAGCGGCTTGGAGCGGACATACTATACAAGTAGATAGTTATGAACAAGGCCAGTTTGTCAAAGTAGAAACCAATGAGTTAGGACGCTTCCCTTCTAATGTCCTCGGTGAGATTGCAGACTACCAAAAGTATTTCTACTGCCCCAAGGTCAGCCGTCGGGAGCGACATATTGGACATGAAACACCACCCGCCATGTTTGGTGATGTTCAGGGTGCTTATGGTCCAGATGGCAACAGAATGGCAGTGGGTTTAGATGCTCGCACCGGCAATGTAGGCAACAATCATCCCACAGTCAAACCCATAGAACTCATGAAATATCTTATTCGTTTGATCACACCCCCAGGTGGCACAGTATTGGATCCATTCTCAGGTTCAGGCTCAACTGGTTGTGCCGCTGTGGAACTGGGCCATGAATACATTGGCTGTGAACTGGATCCTGGTTATGTGGAGATTGCCAAGGCTCGCATTGAAGCCTGGCATGCTGAATCAAACCCCACCACATTCCGCCGGCTGTTTGACCTGGAATAAACCCCACCACATTCCGCCGGCTGTTTGACCTGGAATAAACCCCACCCGCTAAATAACACAACAGATTAGGAAAACCACCGTGCTGGACATAAAAAATATTCCCGTTGATGATATCAACCAAAACAAAAAGATCAACGCCAACTTTGTGCGTATGAAGAATCTAATGGATGTGAAGATGGCTTCATATCTACGCTACCTAGGAACCAAGAATGCTATCAATAGAGCAAGCGATTATCATTATCTGTGCCTTGCTGTCACTGATTCTACTGCGCCTGTAAACGGCATAGATTATATTCACCCCAGTGTGAAACCAGTAGTGGATTACGCTACCGCAGTAATCACAAAAGGACTGTGTCCCAACGGTGAAGTCAATTTTGAATTTATTGCAGATGGTGAATCGGATGAAGAAGCCGCACGACAGGCTTCCAACATGGTTTCGCAAGTGATCAATGAAATGAACGATCCACACTTTATTCTAGAGCGTTGGGTCATGGATGCCAACATGCACAAAAACGGCATGATGATGGTTATGCCTGTGCGCGAACCCATCACACGCTATGTGGAAACATCAGGCACAGCAGATCAACTGCGAGCCTTTGAACAACAAGCCAGTGATAGTGGTCTAACTGCATTACGTCAAAGTCGTAGACGCACCAATGTAGACATGCAAAAGGTCATGGCCGAAGTGCAACAACTGCTGGGCGATCATGCTCAAGAACACATGCAAGGCCTGGTGGATCGGCATATTGAAGGCATGACTCAAGACCTTACACCAGAAGACATGGCTATAGAGCAGACTGAAATGCAAACAGGCAATCTTGACACACAAGAACAAATCCTAAACGAAGCCATCACACGCAACACCATCTACACAGCCAAATACAAACTTACTGGCTACAATCTCAAAATCAAATTCAATGCAATTGCACAGCATTACTGGATTTGTGATCCCACTGTGGCTGAAATGCGTGATCAACCTTTCTGTGGTTACTATGACCCAATGACCATTCAGGAAGCCTATGAATTGTATCCAGGCTTGGATCTAGAAGAATTTGCACGCCATGCGGAATACAACATGAATGGTGCGTATCAAGCAGGTTCAGTCCTGAACAACCTGGCCATACACGCACGTGATTCAGTGCCTGTGATGGGTATACCTGTAGATTCAGCGGCAAGTGCAGATCCTTACAGCCGTCAGATATCAATTGTCACAGTATGGAACAGATACGACATTGACGGTGATGGTGAACTGGAACTGGTGGAGTTGATCTATTCAGGCACATACATTATTTCAGCACGTGAAGTAGAGTTTATCCCTGTGGCCAACATGTGTCCCAAGCCCTTGCCCGGCAACTTCTATGGCATGAGCATTGCGGAGTCAGTAATTCCCATGCAAGAATACAACACATCAGCGGCTCGTGCAGAAATACAATTGGGCTTGCTCACAGCCACACCACGCATTGGTGTCAAACCAGATCGCTTGGACTTTGAAATGTTACAAGACGGTGAGTCAGCAATCTTTATCCTGGACTCCAAGTTTGATCCCACAAAAGATATCTATCAGTTGCCTCCTCCTTCAGGTAATTTGCAATTCTTGGAAGTGGCCATGAACCGCATACAACAGGACACCATGGCCATGGTAGGAATGACCACGCCAAGTGATGTGTTCAATCCTGAAGTAATGAGCCCTGGCAATTCAGGCATTAAACTTCAAATGGCTCTCACACCAAATCAGATCATTCAAGACAACACTGTGCGCAATGCCGCAGATGGCTTGAAAGAAGCCATATGGTTGGTGTGGCGTACCCTAATACAGTATGGTGATGACTACGGTGTGAAGAAATTGGCTGCCAAATTTCACCCAGATTCTAAGCCTGTGTTTATTGACTACCAGGCCTGGGACGACATGAACTTCTGTGACCGCAAACAGATTCACATGGAATTGGCGCTGGGCATGATGAGTGAAGAAAACGCACTGGGCAGATTGCAAATTATTCAGAAGTGTCAAACAGATCTCTACATGCAAGTGCAAGGCATGGCACAATCTGGCACCCTTACTCAAGAAATATTCCAGAAGGTCAAGAAACCTTTTGCGGATACCTTGTATGTGTTGGGTGTAAAAGAGTGCGACACTTACTTGCCAAGCGACGACGAAGTCAAACAAATGATTGCTCAAGGCGAAGCGGCTGCCAAACAGCGTGAACCAAGTGCCGAAGACAAGAAACGCCTGGCTGATGCACAACTTGCACAGGTCAAGGCAGAACAAATCAAGGCCGAGATGTCAGGCAACGACGCAGAGTCGCAACTGGACTACATGGCACTGGCACAAGGCAAACCAAAAGTATACAATTGATTTGATATTGGAAAGGAATTGATATGATAGAAACAGAAACAGTAGAGAGTTTTAACACAAGACTCACGGTAGACACCACAAATTTAAAGAAGTTGTCACCCTCACAGCGTGATCAAGTCAAAAACTATGGATCACAAGCAGAGGCCTTGATCAAAAATCGTGAATTGGCCATGTTTGTGCACCACTACAAGTTTGAATTGGCTGACATGCTGACCAGTATAACTGGCTATACAGATGCAGACAACCAACAACGCATAGCCATTGCACACCAACTCACAGGCATTGACCAATTTGTCACCAGCCTGCGTAGGGCTGTGTATCAAAAGAACAAAATGATCACTTTTGAATCGCAACCCCCAGCCCAAAACACTGGGTTTTAAACTACCGCACTAAATAACAGCACGATGGGTAACCGTAAGGCCCTGTCAACAATTAGGAAAACATATGATGACAACGATCACGCCTAATGCCCCCGAAGGCACGGCCAATGATGCAAGCGCAGTTCCAACCTTGGATTCAATAGCACAGAAAATGGCCGCAATGCGTAACCAAGTTCCTGCTACCAACACGACTGCAACAGGTAATGTGGAGAGAGAGGCAGATGCCACAAGCCCTGTGGAGCCAACAGGTTCCGAAGATGAAACCGACTATGTGTCGGATGATCAAGGCACTGAAGAGGACACCGCCCAGACTGATTCTGTAAGCGACCCAGACTCAGGTAGTACTAGCGAAGATTTAATTGACTTTATTGAATTTGCAGAAACGAACCCCAACGCTAAGTTTAAGTTCACACGCAATGGCAAGGAAGTGGTTATTGACGCCAAGAAAGCCGCAAGCATCCTGGGACAGGGAGGTGCCATACATGAAGAAGCACGCCAG